AGTATATTTTTTAAACAGTTTGTATCCTACTGATTTGTATCTATGTTCAGGTTTAACATACCACGCAAGTTCATGTAAACATAAAGTTTTATCACACCATATAGACGGAGTAATAATTCCCATAATTAAACCTACGTTATCTTCTATAAAAATAACGCCTTGTCCTGCAAGAATACTATCTAATAGTTTATTCCAATAAAGTAAATTGTTTATATCTGTATAAGCCTGAATTTTACTTTCTTCTTTAAACTCTAACATCATTTGTATTATTTGATTCTTATCGTATTTTGTAGCTTGTCTTATCATGTAGTTTTTCCAAAGTAATAATTTACATTAGCAACCGCAGATACCCTATCCATTGAAGTATCGCCCGGAGTAAAGAATTGCCAGGAGTTATCGTTTGTATATCTACCTGCCACACGATTCTGAAGAATCAATTGAATAGAAGATGCGCTAACAGTTATAGTTCCAACAAACATTCTTACTTCTTCCATCCATTGTTCTGTAATAGAAAATGAAGTTATGTAACCGTTAAAAAATTGATAAAGTCCACCAGTTCCGCCTCCAGTTATTAACTCATTGTCTGAATTAAAAAAACCGTTCCACGCTTCTATCTGTGCGCCTTTTACATTTTGACCTAGAACCCATCCTAGCATTGCTGTATCGATTCCTACTAAAGTAAAGGTAGTCTCGTTAGCGGTAGACTTAATATCTCTCTGCGCTTGTCCTATAGCCATTAAAACGCCAACCGCATCAAAAGGTTCGGCATCTACCGCAGGAACTGTAATCGCAACAGGAGTTGTGGCAAATCTATAAACAGTAGCCGCTGTAGTTACTCTTACAAACTGTGCGTATCGAATATTGTTTGTATTTTCTACTGGCGCAATTACGTTCATACTACCGCCTCAAATGCAGTAAAACTTCCAGACCAACTTATAAAACTGTCATTAGTCATGGGAATTAACGTGTAAGTAGGATACTCTTTAAGGATTACAGGAAACGTAGTTCCAGTGTATGAACTTCCGCCCATCGATACTGTTGCACCATACTGACCTATTACAGCCGCTGTAGGACTAGTAACTGTTGTTAATAGAGTTCTGTGAACTGGTATGTTTACTGTTGAACTTGCACCTCTTGTTACGTCCTGAGTTGCTATGTATGCGTATCGTCCTACCTGACAAAAATCTCCCGCCTTAACAATGTAAGACCCAGACGATATGCTAGGCAGAGAACCTAATACCAAAGTCTTGTTTGCGCTTGAAGTTTGCCACGCGCATGAAGCTATTTGACCTGAAGTCATTTCGCCCTGATACGCAATGTAATTAACCCATCCTGTAGCGCCAAAGTTTAGATACTGTTCTAAGTTTTTATCAGGAATTCTTAAACTGTTTAGCAGACTTCTAGATTGTGAGTAAAGTTGATAGTTGTTTGGCTTCATTGTAAATTGAAACGGAACAACCGTTAAAATCTCGCTAGTAGAGATTCTTTGATTTCTAGATAGCATTTGACCAATAAATCTTTGGTCGTTAATGCCAACTGATTCTGTTATAGATAAAATGGTAGTAAGACTCATTTTGTTTACCTGTTAGTAGGCAATCCACGAGATGCAGATTGGTTAGCCGACCATACGGCATTTTTATTTATTGCCAAAAACTGTGTTGCAGATTGCGTGTCTATTGCAGACATCGATGCAATGTAAGGACCATTATAAATTACCTGCGGTTGATTTCCCATAAATGATGACATTTGGTTATTAGGAATAACTGTTCCGGGTTGTTTAGGAATAAACAATTCCGGTCCTCTTTCACCAACAATAGTTGGTCCGCCTATATCTCCACCATCTGCCGCCATAGGAAATGTTGATAAATTACTACCTGCCATAGCTGTTCCGCCACCCCCGCCTCTAATACCAAAACTACCAGAAAATGCACCAAATGCCATACTTAACAATCTACTAGCTTGCATTTTAATTTGAATAGCAATTAAATCTTGTATAACAGATTGTGCAAAACTTTTAAACCCTAATTTGCCTGTTTTAACAAATCTATCTATAGCAGACTCCATGTTGCTTGTTACAGAATTAAACGCACTTTCTCCTACCTTTCCATAGTTCTTGGCATTTTCAGAATAGTCTCTAAACGCTTTGTCCCATCCTTCGCTAAAAGAAGTTCTTTGTCTTTCTGCCGCATCAACTCCGCGCATACGAACTACAGCCAATTCTTTTTCCAAAGATATTTGATTGTTTAATCTACTTAACTCGGCATCTAATATTTCGCCTTTTCCTTGTCTGGAAACTATATCTGCTTTTTGTTGTTCAAGTTCTACTAATCGTCTTTGAGTATTTAATATTTCGCTTTGCTTTTCATATTCGTAAACAGTCATGTAATATCTTTGTTCTTCTAATCCTAAACGCTTAATATCAAAAGTTTGCAATTCTTTAGCAAATGATATTTGTTGTCTAATTAAATTTACTTCTTTTTCTCTAGCCGCATTAATATAATCAATGTTAGCTTTTCCTGATTCTCTTGCTTTTGTTATATCATTCATTAATTTTATTGATTCAGCTTCTAATTTTTTAGGGTCTGTAACCGACATCATGCGTTGCTGACTTTCTTGTTCAAGAGTAGCAATTTGTTTTTTTGTAGCTAATTGAGATTCAAGAATTTGAATTTCATATGAACCAATTTTTAAAGAATCTAATTTAATACTAAATCCTTCTTTATCAAATGCAAATAATTCTTTAGACAATATTACTTGTCTTAAAGTATCTCTTATTTCTTTATCACGATTAGCGGTAAGAATAGCTACAGCAGACGCACGTTTTTCTTCAGCTTCTGCAACTGCCGCACTATATTGACTGCCAATTAATCCTATTTCTCTTGCGCTTTTTTCTGGTTTAGCTAATGCTTCTTTTCTTGCGGCTTCTGCTTTAGCAACATCAGCAAAATAATTTTGCTTTATGATTTGTTGCTGAATAGAATATTTATCATTGTTTATTTCATCTAATTTTAATCTGTTTATTTCTCTTGTAATATTTAACATTTTTCCTTGTAATTCAATTCTTGCCGCCATAGCATCAGATTCTCTAGTAGCAATTTCTACAGCTTTCTCATCTTCAACTTTAACAGGAGATTCTGAAATTTTGTTTTTATCTTTTTCAGTTTGAATTTGTTTTTTTAATCTTTCTATTTCAGCAATAGTTTGTTTTTCTGCCGCACTTCCAGATTTAGGTGCAAAGGAATTCCACCAACTTCCTTCTTTAATTTTCTTTAAAGATTCTTCTGTCTCTTTTAATTGGTCATTTAATTTTTTAATTGGATCGGAAAAATAATTATCTGCAATAAAATATGATGATAATATTGCTAATGGAGTTATTATATTTCCAATAGATAAACTTAATGCACCCGCAACAACAGCACCACTTTTTAAAGCAACTGTTAATTCAATAATTACAGTTGTTAATTTTATTATATTGCTAATAATTACAGCACTAGCCATAGTGACTAAAATTGTTTTAAATTTTTCTATGTTTATTAAACCTTCGCCTAAAAATGGTGAAAACAATTCTGCAAAAGCAATTTTTAAATTGTCCATTGTAACTTTTAAATTGTCTGATACTTCACCAAATCGTTTAATGGATTCGGCTTGTTTTTTGCTTTCTGCTGTAGTTTCACTTATTGCTTTAGCAAAATCTTGCATAATTAAAGTAGCACTACCTCTACCAAACATTTCTTTAATAACTTTAGATTTTTCTGCTTGATTATTTATTTCATTTATTCCATTAGCAACTCTTTTTAAAACTTCTTCCGGTTTTAAAGTTCTTAATTCTTCAAAAGATATACCAACTTTTTCAAATAAAGCTATAGTTTTTTCAGTGCCTTCTCTACCTTGACCAATTGTGCTAAACATCTTAGCTAACATCTGACCAGACTTTTCAGCACTACCACCAGAAGTCTGTAAAGCATTTCTAAATTGAACTGTTTTTTCTATTGATAAATCATACGCTTCAGCTAAATCTTTTACTTCATTAGCATAAGATAAAGTTGCTGACATTAACGCGCCAAAACTTAATGCGCTAGTGCTTAATACGCCACCAAAACTGGTAAACGCAGAAGCAATACTTTTTAACTCTCCAGTTAAATCTTGAAAAGATTTTTGTAAATCTTTAGCCTGACGTTTAGCTTTTTCTGTAGCTGAATCCCAATCTACAGTAACTAAACCTAATTTAACCGATAATGAACCAATTACACTCATGATTTACCTTTTGCGTATTTACCCCAATTAACTTCATTCCAAATTGACCATCCTAATCTACTAATAACTCTATCTATATTATTATTTAAAGCAGGTCGCATAAAAGGATGTGGTGAAGTTCTAGCATTACCAAATTCTTGAGAAACACCTACCGGTCGTAACCCGCGCCAAACTCTTTGTTCTTTTCCACGTTTATTAATAACAGTATGTAATGTTGCATCATCACGTTTTGGACTTACACTAACTCTAGCCATGTATATTTCACCACGATAACTGGCAGAAGATTTATCTCTTGCTTGTGGTCTTTGAACTTTTAAATAAATATGTTTTTCTAACTGTCCAGTATCTTCTGGCGCGAAAGATTTAGAATCTTCTAAAACAGGTTCAAAAGCGTAACCTAAACATTTACGCCAGATTCTATCTGTTTTACCTTTGCCTATTTCTTCTTTAAGTTCTTCCATTGCTTTAAACAACTCTGGAAAACCATCTATAGAAAATTTGCTTTCAACTGCCATTTTTAAAATATTCCTTTTTGAATCCTTGCGCCTGACTCAAGTATACCAATAAACTTGTATTCACGGCTTCTTCAGGTTTGGGTTCAAAATCTGGATTAATAGAGTATTCATTAACCCAAGGAAAGATTTGTTCTTGTTTATATGCAGATTGATTTGCACCGCGCATGTAATTGAATACAGCGGTCGTGATGGGTGCTAACGCATCAAATATACCTTTATTTCCAAGCATCCCATCAGCATACATAACCTGAATCTCCGTAAATGTTTCTTCATCGAGAGAGTTAATATATTGTTCTGTATGACCGTTAAAAACCATAGCCGCAGTAACTTGGCTACGGAGTGATCTTCTTAGTTTTTTTTTGCTGTTTTGTAATCAGGTTTAATAGAAGTTTCTATTACTTCTAAAATTTCTTTAATTGCAATATCTGGTAATTCTTCACTTATTTGTTCAAAAGTCTCATTAACAGGAATTCCAGTTTCAGACTCTAGCAGATGGAAATATTCTTCTACTTTAATTTCCCACATTGCTGTTAAAGTAGCCGCCTGTCTAACTGAAGAACCATCTAAAACAACATCATCATCTGTAATAGTAATAGTTTGCTTTTCTGAATTAACTACACTCAAAAATTCATCACCACTATCTTCTACTATCTTTTTAATTGGTTCTGCTAACCTTTTAAAAATAATATCAATTCTATCTTTATCAGGATTGTTTATTCTTTCAGTTAATGCTTCCATTTCTTTTTTAAGTGGAATCCTAACTTTAAGATCAAACTGCACATCACCTAAATTAATACTTATTGTCTTAAGTTTTGCTTGGTCTTTAACTTTGTCATACGAAGAACCTAGTTTCTTAGAGAAACTCATTTAGTCACCTTTTATCATTCTATTGTAAATAATATTGTTTAGTTTTATAACGTAATCTACTACTTCTTCAGGTGTCATTGTGTCTGCATGATTTCTTGCGATCTCATGAACTAAATTAATACCTGTTATCTTTTGCTCGTGAAAATTAAACCAATTTTTTACACCGCTATTCGACTGACTGATTAGAAAACTCAGCAGGTCGTTGCTGTTCTGTATTGTTGCCATTTGTAATCTCTTGTGGGTTATATTTTGCTAATATAGTTAAAACAAATTTCTCTACTGTATCTTCTTCAGCATTTGCAAGTGCTTCACTAACTTCTGTAGGGTCAACTACCAAACCCCTAGCAATTAAGTCTAGGGGTTGATAGGTAGTGCTTAGTATTTCTACGGCTTCGTCTAAGGTCATGTGTTATTACTCCATCCGTATTGATTGCCACGAGGATGAATGGTAAACGTGCATTTGGCTTCAGCGCCGGGTGCGGCATCAATCTTAAACTCGCCTACACGTGCGTTAAAAGCGTATGCAACGGTGTTAGAACCCTCTACAGCGGCAACCACAAAGGTGCGGTCAATAACACCGCTGTAAGCGTCACCACGAATCAATAACAATGCCGCGTCTGATGGATTCCAAGCCGCAGTAATTGTCATAGACGTTGGTGCAGATTGAGTTGGAATCTTATCGGACTGACGCGAACCCGCCACACCAAAAGATGCTACAGCATCGTCTTGACCAAACGCAGGGACAGCTTCCACGTTAAGTTGGGTGCCTGACCCGCCGGTTCCGTTAGCTGAAGTGCCTACAATTGTAGTAACTTGCGCTGTCCAAACCGATAAGTTTGCTACCGTTAATGGAGTAGGTGTAGAACTTGTCTGCATCCACATCGAAGCCGAAAAGCCAGGTAATACTTTATTTGGGAGTGCCATAATTAATTCCTTTTAAGCAGTGTTAGACCAACCATACATATTTCCACGAGGATGAATTGTGAACGTAGCCTTCGCTTCAGCACCGGGTGCAGAATCTATTTTAAATTCGCTTACACGTGCGTTAAAAGCGTAATAGACAGTGCCTACGCCATCAGTAGCAGTAATTACATAAGTTCTTTCGGTGATGCCAGAATAAGCATCTGTGCGAACTTGAGTGATAACTGTATCAGATGGATTCCATGCTGAAGTAATAGTCATTGAAGTGGGTGCGGACTGCGTTGGAATCTTGTCCGATTGCCGACTACCTGCTACGCCAAAAGACGCTACTGCATCATCTTGACCAAATGCAGGGACTGCTTCGATGTTCATCAAATAATTAGACGTAGCAATGGCTTGAACGCTACCTAATGTTGACAAACCTGCCAATGTCAAAGGTGTAGGAGTTGCGCCTGTTTGTGCATACATTGCCGCGCTAAAGCCGGGTAAAACTTTACTTGGAAGTGCCATAATTTAATCCTTTTTAAGAGTTAATTTTCTTATGTCGGAATTTGCAGTTCACAATCAAGTATTATTTGATTTAAACCCAATTCATTATCATATGTATTGTATAACCAACTAACATCTGCTTTGGAAATGTAAAAACCATCTACACCACCAAACAAACCTGAATAACCGTGTAACGCCTGTAGTATATCATTACTTAAATTAAATGCGTCACCCATTGTCTGACTAAAAACACTTATCTGAAAGGTAGGAGTATCTATACCTTTGTTGTTTTGATTCGGACCTGTGTAAACTGGTTGATGCACATTTCTTAATTGCCATGTTAAAAACTTAGTTTGTGTAGCATAGTTTCTATTAAAGTTTGCGTAAACAGGAACAGGGTCAACTATGTCCGCAAGTTGATACTGGATTGCTTCCGCATATAAATAAGGATTTTGCTGTGTCATACAGGTGTTGTTGGGTCATTTCTGTAACATAGTAGAGTAACTCTCATTCTATCATTTGACTCTCGAACATCTGTAATACGCCAATCAAATCCACGCCACGTAATACTAAACAAATTTTGATTATCAACAATATTCTTTAAATTAGGCGTATAGTTAAAAGTTAAATTAACTAAATCCTGATACACCCTATATCTTTCTGAAATTCTTAAACTGTTTGCTACATCTGCAACAATTGCTCTTGATGTAAACTCTGGAATAATAGTTGTAGTGTATTCACCTAAACTATTAACCGAATTAGTTACAGAATTAACTGTTACATTTTCACTTCTTAAAATTGCCATTACATTACCAAAGGTTTGTAGGGTCTTAACAAAGTATCCACGCCAAAAGGTATAGTATTCAATCTTACTTCTGTAGTGTTTGATCTTTGATTGTATAAGTGTGTTAATAGTAATAATCCTGCCTGTTTGATTACTGGATACTGACCAATAGGATTGGCATTAACCGTGTATAAAACTTGTATTGGATTAGCTATGTTTACAGAAATCGTATCAGGTATACTTGTGACAACCACACGATTGCCTGTAGGATCATAATAGTATGCACTTGTTGGTAACGCTGTAACAACTGGGTTTGGGTCATTAGTGTAATAAGATACTGAGTTAATTGTTACGCCTGTTTTACCCGCAGATACTTCAGGCAAATCTAAAAATATAGCAGTTGAAAAAAGACCAGTATTACCGTAGTAAACACGATACTGAACTGGAAATATAGCAAACCCCAAATAATCTTCTATTGCAAATCTAGTAGCCAATTCTAAACTAGACAGATATTCGTCTTGGCTTTCGTCTTGAAACAAATTTAACTGATTAGTAATTTCAGACAAAGTAAGCCACTCGGTAGCTTGATCTCTTGATACCTGTTCAAAACTTGCATAGCTAAACGGATTTCTAGTATTTCCGTTTGCTAATGACGCAGTTAAAAGACTTGGCATTTATTTCCTTACGATGCAGGATTAACTAACCGAACACCAGCAAATGGGTCCCTTACGGTGCTACAAACTCTTTTTTCCGCAAACATTGTTACAAAGCCTGGACTTGTTTGTTCAAACTGTTTAATACTCATTAATTCATTGTCTGCAATAGTAACAAATTGATTCCATGCGGCTAAATAAATTGGAATGTTGTTAGCACCTGCGGTACTCATGTATGGATTTGCAATAACAGGGAAACCAAAAATTCTAGTTACAGAACCGCCATCTACATCACCTACTTCTAAAAATACAGGCAAACCAGTAGTTCCTCCAGTTAATTCTCGTAAATTTCTAATTGTAGTTGGGTGCATCATCCAACAAGTAGATGGGTCAGCCCAATACTGTGCAGGTAAAATACCTGCAAGATTAGCTATATCGTTGTAAGAAATTGCACTAGCCGATTCAGCCGCTACACCTAAAATAGTATGTAGACCATTATTAATATTAATACCACTAGAACCAAAAGCCGCCGCAGAAGTAGAAGATGCGTAACTATTTAATCCTCTCAGACCAATAGTAGCGCCGTAGTATCCAGTAGTAGAACCAGATTGGTCGTTATTAAACATCATAGAAAGTGCTTCTTGTTGCGCCATCTCAAGGGCAATGTCCATAACAATAGATTCTGCAATATTATTTACATCATCTAAAAAAGCATTACGAACCGGAACAGTTGCTTGAATTGCCCTTACAGGCAATTGCCATATAGAAGTATTTAGTCCTGTTACTGCATTATTGTTATTGATAGGATAATATCCCCACGGATTTCCTGTAGCAGTAATTGTTGTTGATGTCGCTGTGTTATCACCTACAACATTATATGTTCCTGTTGCACCTGTGCCAGTGCCTAAAGAAGATATATAAGTTCCTGCATTAACTCCTGAACCTGAAAGTGTTTGACCAACTCTTAAAACTCCACTTGCTACTGCTGTTACTGTCATTATTGATGAAGTTATGGATGCAGTTACTATTGCCCCATTTTGAATGTTTGTAATGTTTCCAGTTTTAGCTACAAACTGAACATCAGAATCATTTGTGTTAATTATTCTAGAACCTGCTTTACGAATAGGATTAGCCATCCGCAATGCGGCAAAAGAATCGTCATAATTTACTTGACCGCCTATTCCTGAACCTGAACC